GGTTACGGCATGGCTCGTGGCGGCAAAGTTTGTAAGATGCGCTAATGCGTACTTACTACCGCAAAGAAACTAGCGCGTGTGGGTACAAGGAAGGTGGTACTGTAAAAGACGCGTGCTATAAGAAGGTAAAGAAGCAATATAAAGTGTTCCCGTCAGCATATGCTTCGGGGGCCATTGCTAAATGCCGGAAGAAAAAGGCTGGTAAGTAATGCGTAAGAAGATACGCAAGACAGAGAAAGGTGCTTCGTTAAAGCGTTGGTTCAAAGAGGACTGGAAAGACGTTAGCACCGGTAAGGCGTGTGGTCGAAAGAAGGGAGACGGTCGTGGCACTCCATATTGCCGTCCTAGCAAACGGGTATCTGAAAAGACTCCTAAGACCTCTGGCGAGATGTCTAGCGCCGAGAAGAAAAAGAAGGTAGCCGAGAAGAAGAGTCTTGGCCAACCAGCAGGAAAACCTAGGCGTGTAACAGCCGCCAAAAGGAGAAAAAAGTAATGGGTATGGGCGTCAAGCACTACAAAAAAGACGGTAAAGAACACAAAGGCGGTCTACACAAGATGGCTGATGGGAGTCTTCACACGGGCAAAACCCATACTAAGACTAGTGTAAAGTTGTTCCACTATGGCAATCTATCTAACAAAGCCAAAGTTAAAGCTAAATCAGGATGGGGTAAGTAATGGCTACATCAAATAGTGCGACGTTTAACATGGAATTCACGGACATTGCCGAGGAAGCGTTCGAGCGTGCGGGACGGGAAATGCGCTCTGGGTACGATTTAAAGACCGCTAGACGTTCCATGAACCTGCTTACTATCGAGTGGCAGAACCGTGGCATAAACATGTGGACTATAGATAGTGGAACTATTGACCTAGTTCAAGGACAGACGCAGTATCCCCTACCCGCAGATACCATAGACTTACTAGAACATCAGGTACGCACAGGCAGTGGCAACGTGGCGACTCAATCTGATCTCAACCTAAGTCGTATTAGTGTGAGTACTTACGCGTCCATCCCTAACAAGTTAACACAAGGCAGACCTATCCAACTTTATATAGAGCGGCTGCGAGATGCCCCCCTAGTAAATGTTTGGCCTGTGCCAGACACCAACGACTACAAATTATACTACTGGCGTATGCGTAGGATCGAAGATGCGGGTAGTGGCGTACAGACTCCAGACATGAACTTTAGGTTCTTCCCCTGCCTAGTAGCGGGGCTAGCGTACTACATAGCAATGAAACTGCCGGAGATGATGGATCGGGTACCCCTACTTAAAGCGGTGTACGACGAGCAGTTTGAGCTAGCCGCAGGAGAGGATAGAGAGAAAGCGTCAGTTAGATTCGTACCCCGTATGGGATATATGTAGTCATGTCTAGCCAATTCGCCTCTAGTAAGAGAGCAATAGCCTACTGCGACATATGCGGATGGGAATACAAACTAAAAGAACTACGTAGTCTAGTTGTCAAGAGCAGAGATACTAACATAAAGGCGTGTCCTGAGTGTTGGAACAAAGACCATCCCCAGTTAAGGTTGGGAGAGTTTCCGGTCAATGATCCTCAAGCGTTACGTGATCCACGACCTGATACCAGTTTAGGTGAGTCAGGAGACTTTAGTAGTAGAGGCACTCAGTGGGGGTGGAACCCTGTAGGTGGTGGATTTGACCCCTATAATTTAACTCCTAATACTTTATTAATTAGTGGTACTATAGGCCAAGTTACAATAACGACTTAATAGGAACAAAACGATGAAAGAAGTAAAAGTAACCAAGAACAAGGGTGTGCAGCCCTACTCTAGTGCGTGTAAGCCGTGCATGGCTGACGTTAAAACTTCCGGTATCAAAGTTCGCGGTACTGGCGCAGCAACAAAAGGCACTATGGCTCGCGGCCCAATGGCGTAAACTATGAACTACACCGAACTAAAAGCCAATATCCAAGACATTTGTGAGAACACGTTCACCGATGACCAGCTTGCTATGTTTACCCAACAAGCGGAGCAGAAGATATACAGCTCGGTTCAAATCCCTGCGTTGCGTAAACTAGATGACGGGCCATTAGTACAGACAAATAAGCTGTACACCTTGCCCAGTGACTTTTTATACACGTATAGCTTGGCCGTTATAAGCAATAGTACTTACACGTACCTGCTGAACAAAGATGTTAACTTTCTGCGGGAAGCCTACCCCGTAAACACTGCGGCTAACTACGGCACTCCCAAATTTTACGCTTACTACGACGATACTAAGCTAGAGTTTGCCCCCACGCCTGATGCTAACTACGAGATAGAACACATCTACGGGTACTACCCTGCTTCTATAGTTACCGCAGGTACTACTTGGCTAGGTACAAACTTCGACTCCGCGTTGTTAAACGGCGCTTTGGTAGAAGCTATACGGTTTATGAAGGGCGAGCCAGACCTTGTTGCGAACTACGAAAAAATGTTTGCTCTGGCTATAGGACTGTTAAAGAACTTGGGTGACGGAAAGTTACGTCAAGACATGTATCGTTCTGGGCAATATAGAGTTACCCCCACTTAGGTAAATACGAATGTCAATCAGCCAAGCAATGTGTACTTCTTTTAAAGTCGCTCTACTAGACGCAGAGATGGATTTTAGTGCGAATACTACACAAACATTTAAGATAGCGCTGTACACTTCTAGTGCTAGTATAGACGCTACTACGACAGCTTACACCACTGATAACGAGGTAGTAGGTACGAACTACGTTGCGGGAGGAAATACGTTAACTATTTCTACTAACCCTACAAACGGAGGCTCGGGCACAGTAGCTTTCCTAGACTTTGCAGACACTACATGGGCAGCATCTTCTATTACCGCCCGTGGCGCTTTACTATACAAGGCGGGGGGTACTAACCCTGCGATAGCCGTGTTAGATTTCGGGGCGGATAAAACTACTAAAACCAGCGACTTTGCAGTGCAATTCCCCGCCGGTGATGCTGCTAACGCCATAGTGCGGGTAACGTAAACAAATAACTTAGCCGTGTGAGGCCAAACAAATGACAACGCAATACACTTCGATTTTAAAACTAGCCCTACCTGTACAGGGGGAATTAAGCGGTACGTGGGGTGATGTAGTAAACGATAATATAACCTCTATGGTAGAACAGGCTATAGCGGGGCGTGCGGTCATTAATTCGTGGACTGCAAACGCACACACGTTAACCACTGCTAATGGAGTCACGTCCGAATCTAGATGTGCAATGCTAGAGTTTACTGACTCAGGCAACCAGCTAACCGGAGCGGGTAGTGTGATATGCCCAACTCTATCTAAGATATACATAGCTAAGAACGCTTCTGGACAAAACGTAACCCTAAAAACATCTGGCGGTACCGGCATTCTAGTCCCTAACGGACGCACTATGTTCTTGTTTTGTGACGGAACTAACGTAGTTGAGGCGGTAACAAGTACTACTTCTTTGCAGTTGGGTACTAGCACGACGGTAACAGCGGTGCTCGATGAAGACAACATGGCCTCAAACAGCGCCGTGTCTCTCGCTACACAGCAGTCGATCAAAGCATACGTAGATGCTCAAGTAGCCACATCCGATACCCTTGCGGAAGTACTAGCTAATGGAAATACCACTGGCGGTACAGACGTATCCGTGTCTACTGATGACAAGGTACAGTTTCGCGACGCAGCTATATACATTAACTCTAGCGCAGACGGGCAACTTGATATTGTTGCTGATACAGAAATACAGATAGCCGCTACTACAATTGATGTAAATGGCATCCTAGATGTTTCTGGGAATATAGTAGCGGGCGGTACAGTTGATGGGCGAGATGTCGCTACTGATGGAACTAAGCTGGACGGTATAGAAGCTAGTGCGGACGTTACTGATACTGCTAATGTTACAGCCGCTGGCGCATTAATGGATAGTGAAGTAACTAACCTTGCACAGGTCAAGGCTTTTGATTCTTCGGACTATGCTACTGCGGCACAAGGCACTTTAGCTGCTGCGGCATTGCCTAAAGCTGGCGGTGCAATGACTGGAGCTATTACAACTAATAGCACCTTTGACGGTCGTGATGTAGCTACTGATGGTACTAAGCTAGATGGTATTGAAGCTTCCGCAGACGTTACAGACGCTACAAACGTAACAGCCGCTGGTGCCTTGATGGACAGTGAGGTTACTAACCTAGCACAAGTTAAAGCCTTTGATTCTTCGGACTACGCTACTGCTGCTCAGGGAACAACCGCTGACGCTGCGCTTCCTAAAGCCGGTGGAACCATGTCGGGTGCAATAGCAATGGGAACCTCCAAGATTACTGGAGCAGGCAACCCAACCGCTGCACAGGACGTAGCAACTAAAGCTTATGTTGATTCCCAATCTGGAGGCGGTGAAACCCTTCAACAAACATTAGCTATTGGAAATACTACAACTACTGATACTAAAATTCAGTTCCGTGACACAGGCTTGTACATTAATTCTAGTGCTGATGGACAACTTGATATTGTTGCTGATACAGAAGTACAGATAGCTGCTACTACAGTTGATGTAAATGGCATTTTAGATGTGTCTGGTAACATAGTAGCAGGCGGCACAGTTGATGGTCGTGATATAGCTACTGATGGTACTAAGCTAGACGGCATTGAAGCTAGTGCAGATGTAACTGATGCAACCAATGTTACAGCCGCTGGCGCACTAATGGATTCTGAAGTCACCAACCTTGCACAGGTTAAAGCTTTTGCTTCTTCTGATTATGCTACGGCTGCTCAAGGTACTCTAGCTGCTGCTGCACTTCCCAAGACTGGCGGTGCAATGACTGGCGCAATTACTACCAATAGCACTTTTGATGGTCGCGATGTCGCTGCTGATGGCGTTACCGCTGACGCAGCACTTCCAAAATCTGGCGGTGCGATGACTGGAGCTATTACAACTAACAGCACCTTTGATGGCCGTGATGTTGCTACAGATGGCACAAAGCTAGACGGTATTGAAGCCTCCGCAGACGTAACAGACACAACTAATGTAGTAGCTTCTTTAACCGCAGGCTCTAACATTACTATTGCTGCTGACGGAACAATTGCAAGCACTGCTTCAGGCGGCGGTGAAACCCTTCAACAAACATTAGCTATTGGAAATACTACAACTACTGATACTAAAATTCAGTTCCGTGACACAGCTATATACATTAACTCTAGCGTTGATGGTCAGTTGGATATTGTTGCAGACACTGAGGTTCAATTAGCAGCAACCACGTTTGACATTAACGCCGCTGTAGTGACAAACGGTGATGTTACAGTAGGTGATGATTTAAGCCTATTATCTGACAGTTCTAAAATAAACTTTGGTCTTAATAGTGATGTGTCGCTTACGCATCAGCACAACTTGGGTTTGCTTTTAAACAGCACTCGCCGGCTTTATTTTAATGACACAAGCCAATA